AGATAGTTAGCAATAGACGAGAGTACATTTACAAAGACCAAGTTTACAAGATAGTAGAGTGGTCTTATGATATTATTAAACGATTAGTGAAAGCTAAATTAATTATGAAGTAATGGCGGAAAAAGTAATAATAGATATAGAGTTAAAAGGATTGGGCGATGCTAAAAAAGGTCTTGATGATTTGACTAAACAACAAATCGCACAACGTGATGAAATTAAGCAAACTACTGCCGAGATTAAGGAGTATGAAAAAGAATTAGCATCCCTTCGTAAAGAGCAAGAGGCTGGAGGTCAGTTAACAGATGAGCAGATAGCAAGAGAGCAAGAATTAACTGCAAACATTCAAACAAGCAAAGTAGAATTAGCAAGTCAAAAAGATGAGTTAAGCAAAGTAAATACAGAGCGCAGAGCAGCGGTTAAAGAAGTAGACCAATATAATACCGCATTAAATGCAGAACTTGGCAGTAATGAGCAATTAAAGGCACAATTAGCCATCTTAACAAAGGAATATAACTCATTAAGTGCAGAAGAAAGAGAAAACACAGAGGCAGGTCAAGAGATGGGTAAAAACATTAAAGACTTAACCGACAAACTAAAGGCTAACGAGAGCGCAGTAGGTGACAATCGAAGAAATGTAGGTAACTACTCCGAGTCTATTAGAGCAGCATTCGGGGATACAAAAATTTTTGGTGTAAGTTTAAATCAATTAACAGATTCTTATAATAAAACAAAAGATGTAACAAGTGGCTTAATTAAAAATTTAATTCTTACCGATAGTGTAACAAAATCACAAAAGGCATCTACCGAAGGAATGACTGCTGCACAAAGAGCATTAAACGCTGCGACGATAGCTGGAAAAGTGGCAATGAATGTATTTAAACTCGCATTGATTGCTACTGGTATAGGTGCATTTGTGGTAATTATAGGAAGTTTAGTGGCTTATTTTACCCAAACACAAAAAGGCGCAGAAGCAATTAGAAAAGTAATGGCTGGACTTGGGGCTACAATAGATGTTTTAACAGATAGGTTAAGTGGCTTTGGTGAAGGATTAACTAAGATATTTAGTGGTGATTTTTCTGCTGGATTTGCAAGTATGCGAGAATCATTTAAGGGGATAGGTGACGAAATACAAAGAGAAGTTGATTTAGTTATTGAGTTAGAAGATGCGCTTATATCATTAGAAAAAAGAGAAATAGCGGTGTCTGTTGCAAGGTCAGAAATAAATAAAAAAATAAAAGAGCAAAATAGAATAGCAGAAGATGTAACTAATTCACTTGAAACAAGAATAGAAGCAGCAGAAAAAGTAGTTGAATTAGAAAAAGAGCAAATAGAAGTAGAAAATAATTTAGCAAATGAAAGATTAAAAAATATTCTACAATTAGAAGGCTCTCAAAAACAACAACAAGTACAACTTACACTAATAAGAAACGCATTTAAACAAAGTCAAGAAGATGTAGATGTTTTTAACGAAAAGTTGTTAGCTATTGGAATAAGCGCAACGACTGTTAGTGATGTAAAAGAAGTTGCTGATGCTATCATAGCAAATAACAACGCCATTGCGGCATCCGAAGAAGTTTTAACAACTGCTGGAAATAAATTAAACACTTTAATTCAACAAAGAAGCAATGAAATAAAAAAAGCAGCAGAAGAAAGTGAAAAAGCAAATGACGAGATTATAAAGGAAGAAAACGAAAGATTGGCAAAGTTAGACGAATTATTAAGAGCAGAGGAGGAAGAACTTAAATTTAAAAAAGACAAGCTACTTGAAGAATTACAAATTGAAGAAGATAGAACAGATTTAACCGCAAAAGAAAAAGCAGCGCAGAAATCTATTATTGACCAATACAACAAAGATGTTGAAAAATTAGAAGCAGATAGGATTAAAAAAATAGCAGATGCAAAATACAAGTCTATTGAAGATGAATTAAAAGCAAGACAAGAAAGTTTAGCGATATTTGAACTTGAAAACGAAATAGCATTACTTGAAGAACTTGAAAAATTTACTGGTACTCAAGAAGAGAAACAAGCTATAATAGACGAGTATAATAAAAAAGCTATTCAAGCACAAAAGGACGCTATCGCTGCACAAATGTTTGAAATAGATTCGCAGATAAACCAGTTATTTGCAAGTGCAGAGGGAATGAATGCCGCAGACCAAATTCTTAGTAAAGAGCAAGTCGCTGAATTAAAGAAAAGATTATTAGAATTAGAGGCGGCAGGTTTAAAGTTAGATGCAGAACTCAAAACTATTGGAGTAGACCCCGAAACTGGTCAACCAAGTTTAGCTAAGGCTTTGAATTTAAGCGAAGAACAAACCGAGCAAATAAAAGCAGGTTATGCAGCAGCTACTCAAGGTATTAATGATATTTTAAATATAGCAGGTCAAGCGTTAGAGTTAAGAACGCAAGAGAGAATAAAAGCATTGGATGCGCAAGTGCAAAGTGGCGCATTAAGCGAAGAACAAGCTGAAAAAGAAAAAGAGAAGATAAGAAAACAAGCATTTGAAAAACAAAAGAAATTAGACATAGCAAGTGCCACGATGTCTTATTTGACTGGTTTAGTTCAAACCATAGCTGGTAATGCTAAACTCGGTTTCCCTTTGGCTATAATTATGAGTAGTATTCAAAGTGCTATTTTAACTGCTGCTTATGCTACTAATGTAGCTAAAATTAAAAAGCAAAAGTTTCAAGATGGTGGACTTATTCAAGGGGAATCTCACGCTAAAGGCGGAGTACCTTTTACTGTCGCTGGGCGTGGTGGATTTGAGGCAGAGGGTGGCGAGTATATCGTAAAGAAAAGCACAGTAGATAGCTACGGAGTTGACTTTATGAATGCTTTAAACAATATGAAAGTGCCGAAGATGTTTGCAGAGGGCGGATATGTAGCACCAACACCAACGGGAACAATAGGCGACCAAGTGAGTAGAGGTGTTAGTGAGTTAGTTAGCGTAACGGAAAACAGACAACTGCAAGTAATTAACGTAGAGCAAGATTTTACTAAACTACAAACAAAAGTTTCAAATGTTGAACAAGCAAGGACATATTAACGAGGCGTTAGATTTAGCCGATAAAGGGCTATATCACAAAGACAGAATTAAGGAAGTGATTAAGGCTGATTTTTATAACCAAAATACTGGCAGAATTAGCGTTATGGAGTTAAGAAATAAGCTATCCCGAAAGTATGGTCTATCGTTGCAAACTATTTATAATATCACGAATAGATAATTTACAAAAATTATAATTATAACGTAGTAAATTTACAAGATATGAAAGTAACACCCTTTTTAAACATAAAGAAAAACGACAATGTCGCAGATATAGAGATATTTGGCGATATTGGGTATAACGTTTGGGCGGATACATACGAAGAGTATAAAGCCAATACAAGCGAACAGAAAGCAGAGGAGATAAAAGCCTTGCAAAATTTAGGTGTTGATGTAATCAATGTAACTTTAGAAAGTTTGGGTGGCGATGTTAGCCACGCTTTAGCTATTTATTCCCTATTAAAAAATAGTGGTGCAACGATTAACACCTATTATAGAGGTGTAAATGCTTCGGCTTCTACTATTATAGGAAGCGCAGCTACCAGCGTAAAAAATATTTATATGGACAATACGGGTTTATTCCTTGTTCATAAGGTTATGAGTTACGTTGAGGGTAATGAGAACGATATGCAAGATATGATCAACGACCTTGAGAAATGGCAAGGTGCGATTAATCAAGTATATTTGAACTTGGGAGTAGAAAAAGAAGTGATTACCGAGTTAATGGAACGTAATGGCGGACACGGCGAGTACCTAAACTTTAAGGAAGCGAAAAAATACGGATTTGTGGGCAAAGAGTGGGAGACTAAAAAAGTAGCCAATTACTCAAGAGATACATTCGTGAACAAAGACTTATTAGTACCTAATTTTATAAATCAAAAAGAAGAAAAAATGGAAGAAACAACACCAGTTGTGACTGAAGAAAAAACTTTGCTTCAAAAGATTTGGAATAAGATTTCTAACGAAAGCGAAACTCCAAGTGTAGAGAACGAAGTGGACAACGAAGTTACACCAGAAGAACAAACGGCAATTGTAGATGAAGTAATGCAGATACTTGAGCCAAGATTAGTAGCTTTAGAAGAAGCTATCGCTGAAATGATGCCTAAGGAAGAAGAAGAAGAAGAGGCAGAAGAAATGGAAGCGGAATACGATGAGGAGAAAGAAGACAAGAAAGAAAACTTAAGCGAAGTAATTAAAAACGAAATCGCTGAAGCTTTCAAAAACTTTGTAGAGCCTACTCCAACAAAATCAAACAAGACTAATTCGGTAAATGAGCCGACGTGGAAACAACATTTAAATAACTTTCAAAATTTCATTAAATAATGGCAACACCAACTATTACAACAAACACTTATGCTGGTAAGGATTTAGAAGGCATAATAGCGCAGTCGGTACTACGAGGTAGAACGATTGAAAACGGATTAATTTCAGTACATACTGACATTGATTCAAGAGCCGTAGTTAAGACAATGGCTAACACAATTAACGTACAAGATTCTGTGGCAGCTTTCAATAGCGCAGGTTCTATGACTTTAGATGAAAAGTATTTAGACCCTAAGAAATTTATGGAAGCCGTAGAGTACGACTACCAAACATTAAACGCTACTTGGTATGCAAGTCAGCAACCAAGAGGACGTGGTGGCGATTTCGTTCCACCTGCAACTATTGAAGAAGCAATGATTGAGCAACAAGCGTTAATTCGTTCTAAGTTCATTGACGCTTCTATTTGGAATGGGTCAGTAGCTGCTGGACAATTATCTAAAATCACAGTTTCTGCATCTTCTAACGTAGTAACTGGTTTGATTCCATTAATGGAAGCTGGTTCAGATGTAAACAAGTTAGATAGCGACAAAGTAGCTATTACTGGTTTTAGTGCTGCTAACCCAGCAGTATTAACAGTAGCAGATACATCCGATTTGCAAACGGGAGACTTAATTACTTTTTCTGACCTTGCTGGTTATACTGGCACAGAATTGACTGATTTAAATGGTCAATCTCGACCTATTACAGTTTTGAGTGCTACTACTTTCTCTGTTCCAGTTGATGCGAGTGGTTTTACTGGCTCATTTACAAGTGGTAATTTTGCTTACATTAACTCTTCAAACGCTTTAGATGTATTAACGAAAGTTTACAACGGCTTAAGCGAGTCAGTAGAAGATGATGCTGATTTCTACATCTTTGGTAACAAAGGTTTGGGTAAAGCTTACTCTTTGGCTCAAGCAGCAGCAGCTAACGGCGCAGGATCTTATTACATTGGCACTAAAGAGTTGGATTTCTTGGGTAATCGTTTGGCTATTTTGCCTTTCGTTTCTCCGAATACAATCGTAGCGGCTAACGTAAGCAATCTACACTTTGGAACTGCATTGGATGCAGAGTGGAACAACGTAGCAATCCTTCCTCAGTACGAAGCTACTGGAGACAGAACTGTACGTTACAGATGTGACTATGCTTTTGATGTTAACTACACCAACGGCGAGGACATCGTTTTATTCCGATAGTATTAAATTTATAAAGGGGGTGTTAATTCACTCCCTTTTAACAACAAAAAAAATAATTATAAAATGGCAGCAAATTTAAGTTTAGCAGCAGTAGCAGGTTCAAACTGCCCAAGAACGGCAGGAGTAAAAGAACTTTATACTATCCCAGTTGCAGATATTACAAGCATCACATTAGGAAGTGATCACGACATCACAGACATCGTATTCGCTTCGGCTGGTGTTGGTTTTGGTAAAATCAATTTTAAGCGTGGAGAATGTGAAGTAACCGAAGCAATGGAGAGAAGTAACCAAGTAGAAGTGAACTTTGCAGTAGCTAATCCAACAAGCACTCAACGTAAAGAATTACAAGCTATCAAAGACTCTTGTGAGCAGTATATGGTAGCACGTTTGTACGATGGTGACAGACTATTGTTTATCGGTTACGATGAGGAGTTTGGAGATGAGGCATTCGCAGCGTTTATGTCAGCAGAATCTACAAGTGGTAGAGCAAAAGCAGACGATAACCTATTCTCATTTACTATGATGGCAGAGCAAGGCGAGTTCTTACGAGTATTGAGCGGTATTAGCGGTGCAACTGTTCCAGCTACAACTGTTCCAGCAATCGTAGCGGAATTAGTAGCAGCAACATCTGTATAATATGTGGGTTTTTAAGAAGAAGTATAAAGGGCAGAAAATTGGTGTCAGGGATTTTGGTATCCTTGACACCAACACCCTTAGTGCGGAGTTAATTTATAAGTATAGCTTATTGCCACAATTTACCAAACTGATAAGATTCATTGAACGTGCAGAAGAGAATAAAAAACCATCCAAGAAAAAGTCA